TGTCGCCGCGCTCGGTGTTTTCCATCAGGTGGATGGTCATGCTGCCGATGAGCTTCGCGATGGTATTCACCGCCGTCACGATCTCAGGGCACTCGCTGAGTCTCGTGTAGCCCTCCAGACAGAAGTCGCCGAAGGCCTTCCCGTTTGTCAGCAGCATCACGCCGCTTTTGGCGCCCTCTGTCATGCCCGCAGGGGCCGACGCCCTCGGCGGCCCGCCCCGCCCCTGAGGATGATCCCGCGCGGGTCTTGCCTTGCTGTTCTTCTTCACAAACATTCCTCCCGTCTTATGCCTTCCCCTTGCGGGCTTGGTGCCCGTGGGCAGAAGGTGGCGCGCAAGCGCCGGATGAGGTGTCACCCGATCGGGTGCCGCCTCTCGCCCTTGTCCTCCTCAAACCAGCCCTCTGCGCCGCTGAGGCGCTCGGTCTCGATCAGCATCCGTACCGTCGCGAACACCGAGGCGTCGAACACGTCGATGCGACGCTCCGGGCTGATCTTTTCATACTGGATCGCGTCGTCCACCTTTTCGGCGGCACGCACGTTGGAAACGCAGTATTCATAGGGCTCCGCGTGCAGGTAACAGAGGCAACCGATCTTCGCCTTATGCTCGATGTATCGAAAGCCTTCCGACTTCTGCACGTAGAGCTGCGGCTGATCCTTCACGCGGAAGCCGGCCTTTTTCATGGCCGTGTAGTAGTTCCGCGCAAATTTCCGGTCGTGCCCGACCTTCGCGATGCCGAAACCCGCCTTGCGCCACTTGAGAAACTGCCCGACTGGCTCCGTCGGGTCCATGCTCGCGGTGTTCGGCATATCGAGCCACCCGTCGTCCCGCCAGCCGAACAGCGGGATTTGATCCTGGTCGGCCTTTTCCGCCGCCGCCGTGATCGGGAACCAGCAGTGAGGCACAATGCACAGCACGTCCTCCGCCGGCTCCCACGCCTCCGCGTTTCCATCCTGGCCCCCTTGCCTAAAGGGGGCTCCGGCAAAGCCGGTGGGGGATTCCGCCCGCCACCTTTTCAGCGCCGCCGCCGCGTCCTTCTGCGGCACCTCTCCGACGATGCACGCCGCCGTGAGATCATGCAGCTTCGAGAGGTCCGCCCCGCCGTACCAGCGCTTGACCAGTTTCGCCAGCTCCTCCTGGCTCCATTGCCAGTGCTCGTCCGACCGCCGGAACTCGTCCAGGTCGAACCAGGCCTTGAAGCTCGATACAAACACGTTGAGGGACCTTGTCAGGAATTCCTTGCGCGTCGTCTGGTTCTCTTTGGCGCGCTGCGCCGCCGCCATCATGTCGTCCGGCCGGATCGTGATGTTGTAGGCGGGATTCGCCGCCCGGTGCACGGCGGGGGAGAGGTAGTCCACCTCTCCGTCCGGCTGCTTCGGCGCCTGCGCCAGGAAACAGAAGGTGCGGTCGGCGTCCACGCCCGTCACCGTCCCGCGTAGGATCTTCTCCATGTGGTCGCGGTGCTGGGCCGCGAAGCCCAGGCCGTCGTCGCCGGCGGTGAAGGTGCACAGCAGAAGTTTGTTTGTGTAGGCCTTCATGCCGTCGCGCAGCCTTGTGTAGGGAATCGCGTTTTTGTAGAGCTCCAGCTCGTCCAGGTGCACAAAGTTCGCGTTGAACGAGTCGAAGAGATCCGGCTTGAACGCGAGCGTTTCCAGGTCGATGTGCCCGTTCCAGAAATCACCCTCGATGCTGTGGCCGAGGCTGCTGTCCAGAAGCTTGAGCTTTCCCGGCGGGTTGTTCGGCGCGATCAGGCCGAGCCGCCGGAAGTTGTAGACCAGCCAGTCGAAGCCCTCCATGCCTTGCTTGAGGGAGCCCGCGACAGTCTTTGCCTTTGCGCCGGATCTGCGGTAGTACATCGCAAGCGCCGTCTGCAGGCCCTCTCCGGCTGTCGTTTTCACCGTTTTGCGCGGCGCGAACCAGTTGGCCTCGGTAAAGCGCCGGATCTGCGTCCCCGGATAGAAGAAGCCGCCGATGTTGTAGTAGCTGAAGAGGTGCCAGGGCATGAGCTCCATCGGCTGCCCTCTTAAGGGCGTGCCGTCGAGCCGTTCGCCCTGGGAAAAGCAGAAGAGCCCCTGCACGGTGTCGATCAGAAACTCCGGCAGCCCCGGCCGGAACTCCCAGCGCCCGGATCGGAGATCCAGGAGAAAGCGCCGGGCGGCAAGCCGCTGCAGCTCCTCGACCTGCTGGCTGTCCGCGGTCTCCATCGCGTACTCCATCACCGCCCGCAGATGCTTCGGCTTACCCATCGCCGCCTCCGTCGTTGTCATTGCGAACCAGTGCCGCAGCACTGGTGTGGCAATCCGTTTCCCCTGTGTCCAATCCGGACACCGGGGCCGACGCCCTCGGCGGCCCGCCGTCCAGGCCGGCCGCCTCCGCGAGCGCCTCATAGCTCCAGCTCGTCTCGGCGTCCTCCTGCTCCAGCATCCGGTCGAGCTTCGCGCTGATCTCCTCCGCCGCCGTGGGACCCGCGGCTGCCGTCGGCTGTCCGCGCAGGCGCCGCAGCGCCTTCGGCGTGAGGCCCAGCGCCTCGCGGTACGCGAGGATCTTCTTGTCGAGGTCGCAGATCACCGCCCATAATTCATCCGAAAAGCTCGGTTTAGCTTTGGCGGGATCGCGTCCCTCTTCTTCGGCCTCGCGCTTTGCCTTCTCGCTCCATTCCTTCTGCGCCCGCGTCCGCTGCCTCTCCGCCTGGGAGAGATCCTTCACCAGCGGCGCAAACGCCTCCTCCCATATCCCCAGCGCCTCCAACTGCGCCTTGTAAACCTGTTCCTTACTCGGCATAGTTCCCTCCCGCCGGAGATCTCGCGTCGATATACCGCACGATCTCGCGCTCCCGTTCGGAAAGTGTCCATCTTTCCGCCGCAGCTCTTTCCGCCGCAGCTCTTTCCGCCGCAGCTCTTTCCGCCGCAGCTCTTTCCGCCGCAGCTCTTTCCGCCGCAGCTCTGGACCCCAGAAGGAAGCCGTTTCCGAAAATCGAAAGGCCGCGGGCCCTTTGGGCGTCCAGCGCGCTGATCGGCAGGGAGTCTGCCACCCGCAGCCGGTACTCCACGCCGTATTTGCACCAGCGCTGTACCATGGCCGCCGTGATGATCGAATCCGGGTATTCATAGCGCGGCAGGCTTTTCCGGCTTACGGCAAGGTTTTGTTCGTTGGCTTCCTTCACCGCTTTGTAAAGGCTCGGCGCCGTTCTGACCCGGATCTCTGGGTCGTCCATGTTGGTTACAAAGCTCGTCGGCACCTGCGCCCCGTTTTCGTAGGTCACGCTCACGCCGCAGGGAATGCAGGTGGCGAGCGTCGAGGAGGCCGAAGAGAAAAGCGTCAGCGCCGGCGCGAACAGGAAGAAGAGGACCCCGCGCCCATGGTAGAAGGCCAGGATTTTGGACAGGATCGAAAACGGCGGGTTATCAACGATGGCGCAGCCCTCCGGGTAGTCGAAGCGCTCGAAGTCGCCGCCGGGGAAGAAGGGCCGCACGAACCGGCTGCGGTCCGCGCCGTACTCTTTGGCCACCCACGCAGCCACTGCCTCATAGACCGGCTCCGGGGTGTAGCAGTCGTCCGTCGTTCTCTTCGCCTTGAACTTCTCGACAAAGTTCCGGTATTCGTCGTCTTCCCATCCAGGGATCGTCAGGTTGTTTTCCATGCTGTCCTCATCGTTTTGCTGGGCTTGCCCTCGCGATCACGTCCGCGGCCCGCCTGGGCGATTCGTGTCCGCGGCCCGCGCCCGCGCGCCGGATCCATCCTTCGCGCGCACGCAAGCCGAAGCCGCTCCGCGAACATCGGCGAGATCCGAAGCCGGTCCGTGAACAGCGGTGCGTTCCAAAGCAGCCCGCCCATGTCTTTGTCGAAAGCGCGGCAGGCAAAAACAAAAAGCCCGCGTCCGATCTCTCCAGGCGGAGATTGATCGGGCGCGGGCTTTCGCACAGGCCGCTTGCCGTATTCGCTTGTTTCTTCCGGCCAAAATTTCCCGCCGTTTTTTCCGGTCAAAATTTTCCCGCCGTTTTTTTTTCGGCGCTTCCCCCGCCATCCCGCCAAAAAATTCCGCTGCGTGTGCTTGAGGC